CCGGTACACAGAGACTGGCCGACGGATCACGGATCGTTGGAGCCATTCGTGGTCGTGATGCAATCTATGTTTGGACTGACACGGCATTATTTATTATGCGTTTTGTTGGACCACCATTTACATTCTCGTTTCAACAAGTTGGAACGAATTGTGGTTTGATTGGACAGAACGCTGCTGTTGAAGTTGATGGAACAGCTTATTGGATGTCAGAGAATGGTTTTTTTAGATATACTGGTAAACTAGAATCATTACCGTGTTTAGTTGAAGACCATGTTTACGATGATTTAAATACAACACCAAGACAACATATCAACGCTGGACTGAATAACTTGTTTGGTGAAGTGATGTGGTTCTATCCAAACGCTGGATCAAACACAGTTAATCGAATGGTTTCTTATAATTATTTAGACTCAACAGCGGAAAGACCGATCTGGTCAATTGGCACATTAGACAGAACCGCTTGGTCTGACTCTGCAATTTTTGGTAAACCGCATGCAACAGATTATGATGATAGTTCAAATGTAGATTCAACATCAACAACCTATGTACAAGGTAATCAAGATGGTTGTTCTGTTTACTATCAACATGAAACAGGACTTAACCAAGTTTTAGCAGGACAAACCACAGCGATTGCTGCAAATATTAAATCAGGTGATTTTGATATTGGTCAGCGTGAAGGACTACAAGGTGATGGTGATACCATGATGAGAGTTAGTCGTGTGTTACCAGACTTTTTATCACAAACAGGAAACGCAAAAATACAATTAGATTTAAGAGATTTTCCAAACGACACTGCAGCAAGTTCATCACTTGGTCCATTCACTGTTAGCCCTGCTACACAAAAAATAGACACACGAGCTAGAGCTAGATTTATAGCACTCAAAGTTTCTAATGATTCTACAGATCAGTTTTGGAGACTTGGAACATTTAGAATCGATTACAACTCGGATGGTAGAAGATAATGGCTAAAATCGTACAATCACTTACACAACCGAATCAAGAGTATGATGTCATTACAGCAAGATCACTGGTTCGTGATATTGATGGTATTGTACAAAAATTAAATACAACGTATCAACAAGACTTGAAGGATGAAGTTGAAGCACAAAACTTCTTTTTAAATTAATGGCTAATACATTTATTAACAAAAAAGCAGATCTAACAACAACGAACGCAACCACACTTTACACGGTTCCTACTGCAACAACCTCGGTGATTAGATCTATACTGGTGTCTGAAGACTCAGGGAACGCGGACACCATAACGGTGACCATTACTGATACATCCGATGCAGTATTTAGTTTATTTAAAACAAAGTCCATTAGTGCAAATGGGACAACAGAATTACTAACAAATCCACTAGTTGCTACAGAGTCTGAAGTTATAAAAGTGACTGCAGCTACAGCAAATCGACTCCATGTGGTGTTATCAGCCCTAGAAATCAAGCCTAGAGAGGTAACAACATAGTGTTGATTTATCCTGTAAAAACTAGTAGATATATAGGTTCAGGTGAAATCCCTGCAGTTTAGTTAAGATGACAAACAACGATATGCAGGTGATTATCGGTTTATATAAAAAATTTGACCGATACAAAGAAAACACCAACGAAGAATTGTATCAACATGTCCTGCCATCTTTTCAATTAAAACAATATAAAATACACAAAGACGGAGACAACGTGATTGCTTTTACAAATTGGGCTTTTTTAAATAAAGAAGCTGAAAACAGATATGTTAAAACTGCTGAGTTAAATCCAGAAGATTGGAATAGCGGAAATAGACCATGGCATATTGATACTTTATGTATTGGCAACATTTTAAAAGTTCACCGTTGGACTAAAAAATATTTTACAGATTTATTAGGAGCAAACAAAACAGTGAGTTGGTTAAGAATTTTAGCTAACGGAAAAATTAAAAGACAAACAAGAACTTTAACGAAAAAAATATGGGTGCAGTAGTCAGAAAATTAAAAAAACCAATCAAGAAGGTAGTTGATGTTAAAAAGAAAATACTTAAAAGTCCTTTAGGTAAAGCCGCGCTTTTAGCTGGAGGTGCTTATTTTGTTGCTCCCTCTCTTTTTGCTGGCGGTGCTGGATTAGGATCTCTTACAACTGCTACAGGAAGACAAGTTTTTCTTCAAGAGGCTTTAAAAAGAGCTGCTATTAATGCTGCCGCGCAAGGTTTAACTGGTGGTAAAGTAGATTTAAAAAGTGCATTAGTATCTGGGGGTGTCGGTGCATTTGTTCCAACAGTAGGACCCATCTCTGGAATTGAAAACCAAGTATTAAGAGAAGCTGCAATAGGTGGTATTACTAGTTTAGGAACACAAGCAGCATTAGGTAGAGATATTGATCTAGGACAAGCTGCAGTCGCTGGAGGCCTTTCTGGAGGGTTACAAGGTTTACAAAACGTAAGAGCTGACAGAACTTTTTTTGGAGGTGATCCTACAACGACACCTACACCTTTTACACCAGAAACAAGAGTTGTTCCGGGAAGTGGTGTAGTAGAAACCTCTGGTGATCCTGCTTTTCAAACTGTTCCTGACGTTGCAACGAGGGGTGCTTTTGCAGATGTAGAGTTTGATCCTCCTGCAGGAGGAGTAGGTTTTGAACCCATACAAGGAAAACTTGGTCAAACTGCACAAACAAGAATTACACCTGTAGAACCAGGAGCTGCTGGTGAGGTTGTTGAGGGTGCAATAGTAAAACCAACGATCGGTGAAAGGTTGTCCGGTGTTGGAGAAGGTATCAGAGGAATATTTGAAAAAGATGCAACCATTAAAGATAGAACAGCTTCTGCTTTGAGTTCTTTAAAAGAATTAACAGGAGCAGCTGCAGATCGACCAATTCTTTCTACTGTTGCTTTAGGAACACTTGTTGCTTCGGCTAACGCACCTCAAGAAGAAGATGAAACTGATCAAGAATTTAAAAAAAGAAAATCTAATGTAAGTAAATACTTAAGACAATACGGAAGTAAATTTTACAGTGGTGATGAGCTAGATGATTTTGTTGATTCGTATTTAACAGAGTACGCAAAGGGAGGCGTTGTTTCTTTAAACACTCCAAGAGACATGTATCTTGAAGGTGGTAAAGTTTATTTAGAGGAAGGTGGTCGACCAGAGGATATGGTGAGTTTTACAGATTTTCCTAGCGGTGTAATCTATATGGATCCAGAGGGTAATCCAATTAGTAAAGAAGAATTTTTAAGAAGAACTATGGAAGCTGAAGAAGAAGAAAAAAGACAGATTAAAGAACAATTAGATATTGACGAAGACAAAGAGGCACCTTCTATAAAAAAAGCAGAAGGCGGTATGGCTGAAAAAACACCTTCTTCAAAAGAACAACGTGAAGAAGATTATATTTTAGGTTTGTATAAAATTAGAGACATTCAAAAAAAATTACCTAATAGAGATTTATCAGAAGACTTCCCTGGTGTTACTAACGATGTTCTTGCTTCATTTTTAAGTAAAAGAGAACGTGGAATGCCTATGAAACAAATTCAAACTGATTTAATACAAACTTATGGAGCAGCAAATTATAGTCGTTTTATGAACACTTTAAAAAAACAAGGACTAGGTGATTTTAAAACCACAGGAAAAACTCCTAGAAATCCAATGGAAGAATTAGATGCAATTAAAAAAGCAGAGGGTGGTATGGCTGATATAGATGAGAACGAGTTTATGCAATATATGAAAAATTTTCCTAATCCTAGTTTAAAAGATTTTAAATTAAGAAAGAAACAAAATCCAGATTTTTTAACACCAGATCGATCTAGAGCAGCAGAGGGTGGTATTGCAGAAATAGACCTAAGAGAAAAAGGTGGATTTGTTCCTATGGGTAAAAAAGAGAAAGCAGATGATGTACCGGCCATGCTTAGTAAAAATGAGTTTGTTTTAACCGCTGATGCTGTTAGAGGTATTGGTGACGGTAATGTTGAAAAAGGTGCTCAAAGGTTATATGACCTTATGGGTGAGGCAGAAAAAGTAGGAAGAGGAGTAGCATAATGGCTGAAACAACAGTAACAAGACAACTACCAGCAGAATTTATTGAAGCATTAGGTAAAACTTATGCTGATCAGCTAACTGATGTTGCAGCAAGACCTATTGATACTGCTGCTTTTGCTCCATCAGTTGCAGCACAAGATCCATTACAAACTCAAGCTGCACAACTTGCAGCCTCTGGTGTTGGATCCTTTCAACCTTTTGTAACTGCAGCACAACAAGCAGCAACACAAGCGGGCACCACACTTGGTGGAGTTCCCGCAGCAATCACGGCTGCAGATTTAAGACTAGCTAATGTTCCTGCAGCAATCACGGCTGCACAACAAGGATTAACGGCAGCTGGAACTGAGCTAACAGGTGCAGGTACAACATTAGGAGGGGCACAACCATTTATTACTCAAGCAGCAGGGCTCACGGGCCCAACAGCGTTTAGAGATTTTTTATCTCCTTTTCAACAAGATGTTATTGATACAACA